TGTAGGGGCCCTTAGTTGGTCGTCGTGGGTAGCGCATCGCTGTCGATCCTTATGACACGTTCTGAGGAGATCATGACCGGTGGTATGTAGACGCCATCCCCCTCGGCCTTCTCGGAGATACAGATGAAGCCTCCGAGGGTTGTCAGGATACCGACCCCCTCGACGTGCCAGATATATCCGTCAGCCCCCTCGTATTCGATGGTGATGTGGTACCGGGTGTCCGGCGTGACTGCGGGGAAGTCTATAACGCTCATTCCTTCAGTTCCTTTACTCTTGGTTCTCTTGATGTCTGTGTCAGGTAAACTTTCCTACCTCCGGCGTACTCGAAGACCCTGAGGCCCTGTCCGTCGTTAGCGTCTTTCCAGCACTCGTCCTTGAAGGCACAGAACGTGCACCCCATGGCGAGCTTCCGGTTCCCTGACTTGCCGTCTGGCTCGTCACTATAGCATCTCTCGGGAGGCACAGGGGAGGACAGCACGGCCCTCTTGTGGTCGATCTTGGCCTCTGGAAACTCGAACTCGAGCTCGTCCCGGCTATACTTCAGGAGGGCAATCTCGCCCGTCTCCTTGTTCATAGCTAGGAAGGCCCCCGGGAGCCCGAGAGCTTCCGAGTAGACCGCGATCTGTGACATGTACCCGAAGGGGTCATCCTGTGGCAAGGTACCATCCCGGAACTTCTTGAAGGCGAACTTAGAGGCACTCTTAACATCAACCACGTGTCCGTCGATGATGCTGTCGATGTGGCCCTTGACACCGTTCAGGGTGATCTCCTGCTGCTGCCCGGAGACCTCGTGGCCTGCTTCCCGGACGAGGAACAGGAGAAGCTCCTCGATGATATCCCCATATGCGAACTTGATGTGCATGTGGGGTGCTAGGTCCTCTTGAGAGATGTTGTCCTGACAGGAGTACCAGAGCTGACGATCCGGCTTTCCTACCGAGGACGCTCGGAGAGACCCCTTACGAGGCCCCTCCTTCATAGCGTCAGCCAGACGACGCCGCAGGATGTCCTTGATGTTCTCCCCTAGGATGTCGAGGTTCTCTTCGGAGACCTCCTTGCCGTTCTGGAGAAGCCCGTAGACGTCCTCAACGATGCTGTCTAGCTTGCTCATGGTTACTCCCACCCGGTGTCGTTGAATGCATCACCGGATACTGGGGTGTCGAAGTCGAAGTCATCCCCAGCGCCGCCGGAGTTGCCGTATGGCACCAAGTCATTGACTTTGATAGCCAACAGGACGGGCTTCTTCTTGCCCTTGTTGGGTCCCCGGGACATCTCGTTCAGGAGGAACTTGACGTCAGCCTTAGTACCGTTCCCGATCAGGATGTTGTCGTCCCACTTCTTGCCCGTGCTGTCGTACACCGGGATGGGTTGGTTTTGTCCGCCACCGTACTTCTCGGAGCTCCGTCGGCACTTCAGCGTGAGAGCCCCATCACGATCCTTGATGTAGGCCCCGATGCCAGCTCCCTCGAGGGTTGCCTTCTGCTCGGGTGTCAGGATGACGTCCACGGCCCATTCTGTTCCGTCCTGAGAGTAGTTTGGGACTGGTGCCCCGAGTACCTTCGCCCAGTTCAGAGTTACGTTCTTGATGATCATATTTGCTTTTCCTTCGTAGTTGTGGGTAGGAAATAACTAGCCTACCCTTCTAGTGTCTCACAGATCCTCCCGGAGTGCAACACCTAATGTGTGTCAGCCCAAGATGACCCGATCTGGTACTCCCCCTCCATCTTCAGGTTGAACTTCAGGTCCTCCCCGGCGAGTGTCATGGCATCACATGCAGCCTGCCCCACATCTTCCGCTTGGTCGGGCCTACAGGAGATCTGCCACTCGTCGTGAATGTTACCGACGACGAAGAACTCGAGACCCTTGGCCAGATGGTAGAGGCGTATCAGGGCCTGCTTCATGAAGATGGCTCCGGCGCTCTGGAACTTATAGTTGATCGCTGCGTGCTCCCCGGGGCACAGGACGAAGCCCCCGTCGATGGTCCGGAGCCTCCCCGAGTTAGCGTTGAACTCCCTCTGGATGTTCTTCAGGAGATCCTCGAAGCCCGGGATGTTGCTGTCGATGGCTGCCCGGGCGAGCTTCCCGTGCTTGGCACCCTTCCCGATGAGGCTCCCCAGCTTCTTGTCGGAAGCCCCATAGAGACGGCCGTAGAAAATGCTCTTCGTGAGCGACCGAGAGACCTCGAACCCGACGGCCCGGGAGATGGCTTCAGCGTTAGCCGTGTGAGGGTCATTCATCATGAACTCTTCGGCCTCTGGGTTCCCGAGGTAGTGGATGAACACCCGCCCCTCGAGCCCACTGGCATCACACCCGACCAGCACGTGGCCATCATCCGGGAGCCACAGGGAGCGGCACTCGTGGCCATACCGGGCCCCCGTGGAGGGTACGTTGGCGGTGTTGGGGCTGCTGTGGGTGCACCTCCGGGAACCAGCACCACAGGACATCACTGAGCCGTGTATGCGACCGTCCTCGTGCAGTGCCTCGAGCCATGTGTTGATCATGTTGGCACGCCCGTTCAGGACCAGCCACTCGGCGATCTTCCCGACTGCCTCATTCCCGGACTTCTGGGCGAACTCGAGGACAGATGCTTCGTCGACCTTCGGGCTGCCCTTGGGGGTCTTCTCCCGGGGCTTCCATCCAAGCTCGAGGAGCCTCTCGGCACGCTGCAGGGGTGAGCCGATGTTGAACTCCCGGTGAGCGAATGTCCGGTACTTCGAGCCGTCCTTGTTGAACCTGAGCTCGAGGCCGCTCTCTTGGGCTGCCTCTTGGTGTCTCAGGAACGACGCAACGGGCTCTCCGTCTTTCTTCACCCGGTACTCGTACTCACCGGCTATGACAACCTTCGGGGGGAAGGCCTCGAGGATGTCACGCTCGAGAGCCTCCTGCTGTCCCCGGAGATCTGCGTAGAGTGCCTCTGCACCTGCCTTGTCGAAGTTGAACCCGTGCTCCTCCTGCTTGTCCACGAAGAACCTGAACTGGTGCTCGATCCTGCAGGACATCTCAGAGTAGCCCATCCGGGACATCCTCTCAGAGAGTGCCCGGTAGATCTTCAGGGTGACTGAGACGTCCTGCTGGCAGTACTCGATCATCTCATCCGTGAGTTCCGACCAGTCTTCGAAGTGGATCTTGTGGTCCCCGAGACGCCATCCCCATGCCGCGAGAGAATGTGGTCCAGACCTCCCCGCATAGCCCTCCGGTCGAGCCAGCCGTGGGTTGTAGAGCTGACTGAGGACCAGAGTGTCGATGCACTGTGAAGGACGAATAGCAGCGCCCCACAGACGGTTAAGGACAGGCACATCAAAAGACATGGAATTATGGCCAATATAGACACGATCAGCAGCTGCCCACTCTGTGAAGCTAGGTGCATCTGTAAACGTCCATCTCTCTCCCGTGTCCATGTCCTCGGCACAGCAGACGTGGATCTTCGTGGCATCGAGGCCGTCCGTTTCGATGTCGATGGCGACATAGGGTATTTCCTTCTTGGTTAAGTACATCAGAACGGCACCGCAAGTTCGTGGTCGTTCTCGACAGGGAGAGCCTCGAGCATGGCCCAGAGCTTCTTGGCTTTTGCTGTGTCACCCTCCCAGTCTGCAGCCTCGGCCCACTTCCGGAGGTTGATCCGGAGCGTGCGCTTGGTGACCCACGTGTCGGGGTCGTCTGGGTTAGGGTTGTAGGTGTTGTGCTGGATCTGGTTGAACATCACCATGCCTCCTGAGGTTTGCTAGAGCTACCTCCAGTATATGTGAACTCATCAACCTCTGTCAACCGCCCCGTCTCTTGATCGAAGTGCAGCCCACAGGCTACTCCGGTTTCACCACAGAAGCGGTTCTCCGAGATGATGACCTTCATGGTGTTGCGCTCGAGCTCATCGGTGGCCTCCTTGTCACGCTCTAGGCGGATCACGAGGTTGGCCAGCTGTTCGACCCCAGCGGTGCCCCGGATGGATCCTTGGCGGTTCTGATGGACGACAGCCACGAGGGCGATGTTGAGCTCCATGGTGAGGGTCTTGAGCTTCGTGGTGAGCTGATCGAGCTGCTTCCGTTCGTCCCCGTCACTCCCCGAGACGATGATCGAGAGGTGGTCGAGGATGATATACTTACAGCCCATCGCGGCCATGTGGCGGATCTTGTCGAGGATCACGTCGATCCCGGTGGACCCGAAGTGGTCGAAGAGGACAACCCGGCCATCCTTCGTTACGCTGTCGAAGGCCTCCCGGAGCTCGTCCTCAGGGGTGCTCTCCCAGACGTCCGGAAGATGGAGCCTCTTGGACGTGTGGATCGACATCAGATTGAGGATGCTGTCCCGGGTGCTCTCCTCGAGGCGCATCAGGCCCACCATCGCGTCGGTGTTCATCAGGAGGTGGTGAGTGATCTCCCCGAGGAACGTGCTCTTACCGATCTTGGGTTGGGCATTGACGACGACCATCTCACTGAGGCGGATCCCGTAGGTCTTCCCCTCGAGGCCCTTCCAAGGGTACGGCAGGGTCTCGTATTGGGGAGGGTTGATGACATCATCCCAGAGGGCGTCTGCCATCTTCAGGCCTGCCGGGGTGTAAGCCGGGGCATTCCACCACTCCTTCACGAAGGCCTGCCCCTGACCTGCCCGTAGGTAGTCATTGGCGTCCTTGTAGAGGCTCGGGGTCATGATCCGGACCTTGCCTACCGGGAGCTTCTCGGCAAGCGCTAGGGCGGCCTCCTGTCCCGGGTAGTGGGTGGTCCCATCAGGACGTACTACACCCTTGTCCCTGTCGAAGCACAGGACGACCTCATCGTAGCTGTTGACGTACTCGAAGTTACGGAGGACGTCCTTGACGGCGCTCGAGGCACTCTGCACGGAGACCACCGGGTAGCCCCCGTTCATCTGGTAGGCTGCCATGGCATCACACTCGCCCTCTACGATGGTCAGGGACTTAGCGGAGCCTGCCGGGAATGCACTCTGCCCGAAGAGGTCTAGGTTGGTGCTGTCGCCCTGCCACCGGAAGCTTTTGGTTGTCCGGGTGCGTCCCTTGTTGGCTACGTGAGCGCCTTCCCGGGTGTACGGGTAGAGATGTACCATCGGGTTGGTCGGGGTGCTGTTGTAGGTGACACCGTACTTCGCAGCC